CTTCAGCCCCTAAATAAATTATGGTCAAATGAATTTTTGTTTTTATAGTTTTAGTTATAAAATTTGGATAAAGGAGAAAGATATGTGCACATTAGCTGATAGATTAAATGCCTTGTTAAATCAATTTGATATATCTCAGTCTGACTTTGCTAAAGCAGTTGGAATATCTCAACCATCAATGAATAAAATTCTTAATGGCTCAACAAAAAATCCAAAAAATATTATAGAAATGGCTAATTTTCTTAATGTAGATCCTGTTTGGCTAAAGACCGGTGAGGGTAATCAAGAGATAATTAAACAATCTCCTCTTTCTGATACCATCCAAATCGTAGAACGTAGCGCACCCTCCACCGCAAACACCGTTAGAGTAGAAATTCTCGACCTTGAAGCCAGTGCCGGCAATGGCACATTTTTAACCCGAGCAGAACAAGGCTTATTAGCACAAGAATTTGATTTAGCCTTTTTCCGTCAGCAATTTGGCAGAACAGACGGCAAAAATTTAAAAATCCTTGCAGTGAGCGGCGACAGTATGGAGCCAACGTTGACCAGCGGCGATTTGCTTTATGTGGATGTCGCAGAAAATTATTTTTCGGTAGACGGCGTGTATGTGTTCACTTTTGACGAGCAAACCTTTGTGAAACGACTGCAAAAAGTGGGCAAAAAGATGATTGTAATCTCTGATAATCGTGCCTATAAAGAGTGGGAGCTTCACGCTAACGATGCTGTCTATATTCACGGTCGCGTCGTTTTTAGTTTACCAATGAAAATGAAGAAATGGTGATTATTTTTAAACAGGCGTGCACAATGAAAAAACGACTACTTCTCATCACCGCATTACTATTCACCCAATCTGCATTAGCCGCAAAACAAGAATATAGTTGCGATGACGGCAAACGTTATTGCAAAGAAATGCGCACTTGCGAAGAGGCTAAATACCATTTAGAACAGTGCGGCTTATCTCGCCTCGATAGAGATAAAGACGGCGTGCCTTGTGAGAGTTTGTGTGGGTAATAATTTTAAATGAGCAAAGGAATAAAATGTTAAAAACAAACGAAAAACAGATAAAGAAAGAAGAATATTCAATATCTATGGAAACTTATAAACATAGACCATCTCCTTATAAAAGAGATGACGTTATCAACAAAAGTACAGTAAAGAAACGCGATGAGAACGAAAATAAAAAGTAATCAACAAGATCACATCTTAAGCGATTATGTCAACAGCTTTGTTTTCTCTTATTGTAAGCGTGATAACTATACTAACCATCATCGCCCAAGTCCATATAAAGAGGAAGACAAAAATGAACAAAACAGAAATAGAAGATAGCAAAAACGATCTGTTATTCGACATTAACCGTTCAATTCGTTACAACCCAAAACGGTGCAAATTTTTTGAGTGTTTGGTTAACTTTATTGGGTTAGCTTTTAGCTCAAGTGTCATTTACGCAATAACGCAAGAAAATCAGTTAGTCGCAACGCTTTCTGGGGTTATTGTTGCTCTGGTTTCTAGCTTAGCGTTGGTGATAGGTTTTGGCAATAAAGCGCGAGATCATCGCGATTTTATTAATGATTTATCCCGATTACAAACATTGCTATTAACCGAAAAATTATCAGAACAACTAATCCATGAAGTAATAGCTAAAATACGTGAAATTGACAGTAAGGAGCCAACAGAGTTAATCTGTACTTGAGCAGATTTGTTATAACGAGCAGTTAATTGCAGAAGGATTTCCTAAAGAAAAATGCTCAGAGATTTCTTGGTATCAACGTTTATTTGCACAATTTTTGATATCTGTCCACATAAAATTTTTGAAAAACTTGAATAAAGATGAAAAAACTCACCCTAACTCTCACTGCACTTTTAGCTTACTGCCTTATCCGCAGGCAAATATAGCTGTGATGATCCCATTCCCTAATCTAAGGAGATAATATGAGAAAAACACTTAGTATTACAAGATTGTATTTAGATTCTAAAAACCCTAGACATATTCCCATTGAAAATCAAAAGGAAATTATTGCGTTTCTTATTGAAAACGAAAAAATAAAACCTCTTGCAAAAGATATTGCTGAGAAAGGATTAATTAACCCATTAGATTTGGTTGGTATTACTGAAGAAAATAAGAAAAAAATTGTTTTAGAGGGAAATAGACGTATTTGTGCATTAAAATTATTACTAAATCCATTACTAGCACCTAAAAAACATCAAAAATATTTTAATAATCTTAAACAAAAAATAGATACTCCAATCAAAAAAATCGAAGTTCATCAATTTAAATCCAGGTTAGAAGCACAACCCTGGTTATCGACATTACATTCTGCAAGTTCAGATACAGCCAGAAAATCTTGGAGCACAGAACAACAAACTCGGTTTGAGCAAGAAGTTGATGGAAAACCTGATCATGCTGCAGCATTAACTATTTTAGAGTTTTCATTACAGAATAGGTTTATTCAGCCTGAACAATCTACAAAAGTGATTACAACTATTACACGTATGTTAAGTACACCTGAAGTGCGAGAGGCATTTGGTATTTTAACTGGTGTTAGAGAGAGAAATATAAAAATCAATATTAGATTAGAAGAATTCAAAGAAATATTACGTCAATATTTTAATGATTTTGATAATAAAACCCATAATATAGGCTCTCGTTCAAACAAAGAAGATCGCTTAAGATACTTAGAATACCTAAAATCTCTCGGTAAGATTCCCTCATCTTATTTATCTGAAGAAATAGAGTTACTCCCTGGAATAATTTCAACTACAAATAGCGCAGTTACAAAAGAGCCGTCGTCAAATAAGAATCAATCAAGAAATTCTACTTATAAAAAGAAACAAAATGGACTTATTGACTATGAGTTAAAAATTCCAGTAAGTAAAATTGAATCTGTCTATTTAGAACTAAAAACAAAATTAAAAGTAGCAGAAACTCCTTATGCAGTAGCAGCATTACTCAGAGCACTAGTTGAGCAAAGTTGCGATTACTTTTTAATAAAAAACCGCAGCATACAGTTTCATGAGAATGGAAGATCTGAAAAAGTCAAGGAAAATTCTATTTTAAGAGTTAAAATTCTTGGTATTGCACAGAAGTTAGGGGAGCTTGAATATTTAGAAAGTAAAGAACTCTCAACTTTAATTAATGAATGTCAGCCTAATAGAGATGTAGGTACTCTAAGTTTATTAAACAATGTGTTACATAATTATGCTCATAATATTACTTTTGAACAAAGTATTGCAGCACATAATAATCTTAAACCTTTAATTATTGCTATTTGGAATAAATATCCGTGGCCAAATGAAGAATAATATTTTATAATCATCCTTAGTTTATTCGTAAAAGGATTCTATAATGCATTACACCCCCTTACGTTATCCTGGTGGTAAAGCAAAATTTGCTCCAACTATAAAAGAAATTATTGAACGGAATAATTTGAATGGACATTATGTTGAGCCATTCGCAGGAGGCGCAGGAGTTGCACTGGATTTATTATTCAATAATTATTGTACAGATATTCATATCAATGATTTAGACTTGGCAATCTATCATTTTTGGAAATCAGTTACAGAACAAACGGAAGATTTTATTCGTTTGATCAATGATACTAGGATCACAATTGAAGAATGGCATAAACAAAAAGCGTTACTTAAAAGAAATGATCTATCTCCATTAGAACATGGTTTTGCAGCGTTTTTTCTAAACCGTACAAATCGTTCTGGTATTTTAAAAGCGGGTGTAATAGGCGGGCTAAATCAAATAGGAAACTATAAGCTTGATTGTCGCTTTAATAAGATTGATTTAATTAAACGTATCGAACGTATAGGTAATTCGGCGAGCCAAATTCACGTTACCAACTACAATACTGAAACTTGGTTGCTAACACTGGATAGTTTTATACCTGCAAACTCATTAATTTATTTAGACCCCCCATATTATGAAAAAGGGCAAGGACTCTATCGTAATTTTTACAAACATCAAGATCATTTATTGATCAAGGAGAAACTAGATAATGTAAAGACTCCTTGGATAGTGTCTTATGATAATCATCAAAATATCAAATATATGTACCAACAATATCGCCAAAGTGAATATACTCTGAACTATTCAGTCAATAAGAAAATTAAAGCAACTGAAATCATTATTTACAGTGATAATCTTATTATATAGCAGTTACATTATTTCCTATCTTTGTACTTTCTTTTGAGGGAAGTATAGAAAAAACTCACAATATTTTATCTAATTTCTTAAAAAAAGCGGTCAATCGACCGCTTTTTTATGTTTCGCCAACCCCACGCTACTAGTAAACCTACACCTCAATACCGTGAATTCATATAAACTTTTACGCTTGATGTTTGATATCATTAACAAATTAATTTCAGCAAATGACATCGTGTACGCTGATTGATATACGTACACCACCCAAAAGAGAAAAACAATGATTAAAAAAAGCATAGAAAAACGCATCGCCACTATCACTGTCACAACAGTTGCACTAACTTCATTATTCACTGCCGCCGCACCGCTGCCACGTTCGCTATCAATGGAATTTGCCGATATCAAAGGCTTGGTTAATCCGCGTTATTCCGTCACCGAACAGCTGAACCGCAACATCGACTACCGCCCCTATAAACTCACCTTTCACATCTGGCGCGATCCATTTTCTGCCGAATACGCCCGTTATATTGCGGAATATTTATGTGAGATTTACACCGCTGACAAAAATGCTTGGCTATTTCATCGTTTTAAAACGGTAGAAATACAAAAGAGATTTAGTGCAAGTGGCTATCGTTTAGCGTTAAGCGGTGCGGATTGTTCGGCAATGATTGATCAGGATTGGTCAGAAACGCAATTAAAAGCCTTTTTCAAACAACGGCTTAAACGCTTTTAATGCTCATCATTTTGCGGCGGGCTTGGCTTCACTTCACATTCAATCTGTGCCGTGTAACCGTTGTCATCCAAACTGTGCGTCACCTTGGTAACAATCCATTGCGTGCTGTCAATCATCGGCTTAAAGCCAACCAACTTCAACGGCATTTCCGGAATAATCTCCGGATTTCCTTCAGCAAGCGTCATCGAAAAACTCGCCACCCCACGCTTTAACCGATCATAAGCAGATTTCGCGCCGGTCAACGCTCTCGCATAGCTTTTATAAGTGAAACGTATCGTCTTGATCTGCTCGGCATCACTGGTTACCGGTTTAGTCTGCACCAACACATTATGCTTGGCTTTGCTCTGCTTACCGGTTTTAGTGATACGATGTTGCCGCTCAATTTGACTGTTCTCATCAATCACCACTTCGCCTTTTTTACCGCTGTCAGGGTCATAATAATAGGCGCGCACCGCCTTATAATTCTCCCCCTCATTTTGCGCAAAACGATAATTGTCACCCTGCCTTTTGCTCAACTGCAATAACGGCAACGGCTTACCGCTCACCGTTTGCATTGCGCCGGCAAAAAAGAACAATAAATAACCGTTTTTCACGGTAGCAATCGCATCATATTCCGCCGCTAAGCGCGTCAGTAAATCAATTGCACTTTCGTTCTGCTGGTCTAAATGCTCAATCACCTGCTCGCCCAACTCGGCATCACAAAGCGGCTTTAACTTGTTTTCCGCAGCCAGCTGCTCAACCAACGTCTTAATTTTAATCTGATGATAAGAACGCTCATATCGAGTGGACAACGTGCCGCTCAATTCCGCTGCTCTGGCACGCAATGTCACCGTATCAGGCGCACCGCTGAATTCAATCTCTTCAACATAATAACGCCCTTTATCCACCAATCCACTGTCGGCAAAACCCAACCAAAAATGCAGCACTGCCCCACACGGTGGCAATGCCAACAAACCATCGTGATCACTTAACTGGATAGACAACATATCCGCTTCAAAGCCGCGGTTATCATCCAACGTTGCCGATATCAAGCGTTCACTGATAATCTGCGTAATCTCTTTCTCGCTGTTGTTTTGCTTGGTGGTTACCGTCAATTTAAATATCGGTTGCCGCTGCCCACCGTTGCCCCACATCATAAATATTTCATCACCATTTCAGAAAGACGCACTGCCAACGGATCATCCACACGTTTCAAAGTCACGCTAAAATCAATTAATCTCGGCGCACCGTCACCAAACAACTCACTGCGTTCCTCGCTGATTTTCTCCACCACAAAATAACCCATCAACGCAAAACTGGCACCGTCAATCAACGGGTAAGCATCGCCCATCTCTGCCATTGTTTCCAACATCTGCAAACTGATGCGCCCGCCGGTAATTTCAGGCGCTAACCGCCCTTGCAAGGTGATGCTCTCACCCTCTTTGCCTAAAAATTGCGTTTTCGGCATCGCCCCAATCACGGAATTGGTCGGATGCCGCCAACTCACTTCACGGCTTAATGACTGAAACGGCGTGGTATGCCGCATAAAAACAAACACCCCCAACGCCGCAAGTGCAAACTGCTGAAACATCATCTATTCCCATCTTGGCTGTAAATATTGATAACGGTTCACCGCCTTTTCGTGCCATTGCATCAATTCTTCCAGCGTCATTTGCTGAAACTCGCTCGGCTGCCAACCGAACACCAACGCAATATCCGCAATGGCATCTTCAACCGTTTCGGTGACGGTTAAGCGTACATCGTTTCCATTTCGTCCTTGTTGTTGAAAAAAGACAACACCGCCGTTGTTAATTCCACAAAATCCGTTACATCCAATGCCTGCACTTCCGCTTTGCTTAAACTTGGCGAGGTAATACGTGGCAACAACACCCCAATCGCATTCACATCCGCACTCAACACCTCAATTAATTTCAGACCTTTTAACGACATCACATTTGGTCGGAACACCTCAATTTCATCAATTGTGGTGTCACCTCGTCTTAACCCCTGTGTCAATGCCACTTTTTTCACGTTCTCATTTTCTGCCGCCGCAACCGTCACCACTTCATTTTGTTTTTTCATTCTGTCTTCTCCATTAAGCTAACCTATATCAAAAATCATCCTTAAAGCCCAATCGCCTTGCGATGCTCTGCCAATTTGTCTTTGCCGTCCACTTTTAAAATCGCATTCAGCATATCCACTTCAAAAATTTCACGCCCATTCTCCAATAATTTGCAGTAAGTCAACGCAGCTTTGAAGGTCTGCTCGGTGTCATCGCCCACCTTGCTGTTGCCGCTGTCAATTTCAGTGAAACGTCCGCGCATCACCACTTCAATTGCGGTCACCTCTTCGGTTTCATCATCCTGATAACTGCCGGCAAAACGCAACGGCGTGCCGGAAATACCACCGGCAAATTGGCGAATAAACTCGGTCATATAGCCGCCCATTTTGACCTCGCACTCCAGCTTTTCCAGCCCTAAATTGACATCCACCGCACCAATCATTCCGCCGGCGCGAAACTCTTCCGTCTTCATTGCCAACTTCGGCAGCGTGATCTCTGTTGCCTGTCCGGCGTATTTATTGCCGTCAACAAACAAATTCATCATTTTTAATTTTCTTGGCATTGCCATTGTTCACCCCTCCTTACCCATTCACACTATCAACAAAGTTGACAAGATAACTGTCCGTAAAGCGTTGATTAAAGCCCAACTGCTCCAACGGTGGCACCGGTGTATAGTCATAATCAATCGTCAACTTACCGTCTGATAGATTCTCTTTTGAATTGAGATCTGCCGTAATCCAAGCCGTGCCACCCATCAACATTCCTTTAGTGGTTAAATCACGCCATTTTGCATTGATCCCTTCAATAATATCTTTCACAAGCGTCACTGACATATCTTTAGCCATTGCCCAGTCAAAAGATTGTGCAATCGTATCTTTCAACACTTGTGCGGTGCGAGTGTAAACCTCAAATTTAAATTTCGGCTCATCCGAACAAGTGCGCAAGCCCCAGAAGCGAAAACCGTTATAATTGATACAGCAAGTGATCCCTTTTTCATTCAAGAAATTCACGTCCGTTGAGCTGTCGTTAATATCAAAGTAAATCTCTTTGGTCACGCCGGAAACGCCGTTGATCGCCTTGTTAGAAATTGAGGTATGCCAACCCTGCTCTTTGTCTAAATAAGCGCGCACTGCCGCCGCACGCACTACCGCATAATCCACCTCGTTTTGCAACGTGATCGGATTAAAAGAGATAAAATCACCAAAAATCAACATCACTTCACGTTGTGAGAAATTCTTGCGATAAGTAATGACTTCCTCTTTGGTTTTGCAACCGTAACAAGAGAGATACGCAAAGGCGTTCATCTTCGCCGCTAACGCTGCCAATTCAACCGCAACTTCTTTGGTGTCGTGCTTCGGCACGCACAAAATACGTGGTTTAATCCCATATTTAACCGATGCCGTAAGCAACGCCTTCATTCCGGTGTAATTGCCGTTTTCATCGGTGATACCGATAATATTGGCATTCATCTCTGCCGTATATTCTTCTGATTCTGTTGATTCATCGTGTGTTGATTCTGGCACACGCACCACAATCACTTTACAATTCACGATATCGGCAATGCCGTCCAACGCGCGTGCTAAAGTGCCTTTTTTACCGGCTTTAGCGATATAAGCCTGCAGATTGGTCAACAACACCGCCTTATTCAAAGGGAATGTTTCTTCATCTGCGTCACTTGCTGTCGCAACCAAACCGATAATCGCGGTTGACACCGTTTGAATACTGCGCACGCCCTCTGTGATTTCATTGACTCTGACACCGTGCAAATACTCTTCTGACATTCTCTGCTCCTTAAGCAAAACCAAACTTAACGCTTATTGTGTAACGAGGTATGCGCAAACGCTATCAATGCCAAATGTGATTAAACACCTCACAACCCCCAATCATCGACGCTTAAGCACACTAAAACAAAAAAGGCGACCACAAGATCGCCTTAAACAATAAATTAAATCACCTCAAAATCCTCTGGATACTGTCGCCGCTTCAGCTCGCTTTCATACGCCGTTTGACAATGTTTCGGATCGCGAAACAAGGCATTGACAAAGCGAAACCAAAAACGCCAACGGGCTTTGGGCTTGTCGGCAAGTACCGCTCGGCGGTAGCAACGGCTGGAAAAGGTTTCATCAGCCCCGCCGCCTGTTAGGGCGTTGCAAAGTTGGTCAATCGCTATCAACACGTGATAGCCCCACCGTTTACTCTTCTGTTTTAGCTGCTTTAGCTTGTTGTTCATTTTGATACTCCTCAAAGGTTTTTGCCCAACCGATCGACCAGTCATACTCAAGCGGTTTTTCTGCCTGCTCCAGTAAAATTTTGTGCATATAGGCGTTTTCAAACATCGATTCTTTTAGCTTCTTGTGTACCGTTTAAATCAAAATCAGCTTTGATTTCGACCAGTGTGGCACGCCCTTTTTCGTCTGTATCGACCCATTTGCCAATCTCCGGCACATACACACCGCCATTAACGCACGCATCGCGTTTGGCGTTGATTTGCGTGCGGATTTGGTTTCGTTGTTGGGCAAGCAACTCCGCCTCACCTTCACTGGAAAGCGCCCACGCTGTACCATTCCAGCAGTGAAACTCACTCGGCGCGTTCGGAATTAAAATCGGATTGCCGTCACTATCGGCAGCACGTGCACCGTCGCCGTTGATAATTTTGTTAAAATCATCCTCCGTTACTTTTACCATTTTCGCGACATCAATATCACTATAATTATCAATTAATTCAGCCGGATAAAAATTTAAGGTTTTACTGTCAAAATAATAATCCATCTCACACCCCATCAGTTACCGATCGCAAACAGACTAACAGATCCCGTCCCATCTATTCCGTATACATCAACGCCAGAATTATTCCAACTCTTTACACTCATTCTATCAGCCGTATTTGCGTAAGCTAAATCGGTCACAAAGACGTGGAAACAAGAATTCGGAAATGGGATTGGGAAGCGATTATTTTTTATTTTATATTGGTCTGAACTGCCTTCAAACCATTGTAAAATCACGCCATTTGGCAACTTAATCCATCCGTTCTTACCGGTTTTACATTGATAATCTTTGTCTGTAATAGCCATTCCGCCTTTTTTCGGAATGTTAAAATAACCGTATGGTCGCGCACCGTTTTTCTCCGTAAAAATGCTTAAATTGTAATCTTTGCTATCGGGCTGCTGCTCAAATATAACTGTGCAGTCCGTGCCACCAAGATGTAACTGCGCATAATTGCCTGTTTGAGAGATTAATCTTAGCCCGCCATATTTTGCATCAAAGGCGTTATCGCTTAATGATCTGTAAGTCTTACCGACATCTTCTTTTGTAATGAGTGTGCCTGACACTTTCGGCAATGATAGCTTTGATATATTTCCACCATTTGTCCCATTACGATATACAAGTGCCCCAAATGACTTGCTGTCACTTTCCGGATTAACCTCAAGCATTAATAAATTACCCGCACTATTAATACAATTAACAGCACTCCAATCACCCCGCTTTATAAAAATATCCCCAGTAACCGTGCCGCCACTTTTACTGACGCGAGTGTTAGCGTTGTCATCAGCTGCTTTGGCTTTGTCATAGGCGGTTTTAACTGCTTTCGGCGTAGCTGCTTTATTTTCTGCCTCGCTGTCTATGCTGCTGTCCAACGTAACAATACCCGCTTGGCTGGTGCTGGCTTTGTCGATTTCGTGGCTGTGGCCACTTTCGTCCACCGCATTTTGACTGGTTGCGGTGATGGCTTTCGGGGTGAGTTGGCCACGGGTAACGAAAATCACGCTGTCATCCACTTTAAGGGTAATCGCATCTGATGAGCTAACCAACAAGATCATTCTCACCACTTGCACTTTGCCGCTGCCACTGGTTAATTCGGGTTTAAAGCTATCAGGGCAGTTGGCATAAGCCACAAGGCGATTTTGGTTATCAAAAATCCCCATCTCCCTAATCCAAAAGCCGCCCACATTTTCAGGGATAGTCAACTCAAAAATAATTTGCTTGTCGTTACGCGGATCAACGGAGATAGCACTAATATCGGCACGATGCACTTCACGCACCAAGCCTGTATTACGGCTATTTGGTGTGGTTGCCCTCCCGTTACCATCACCCACTGCCATTTGCGTGATTTGCAAAGGCTGTTTGCGTGCAATGGCACCGGCAATCACTTGCGTGCCGTAATCAGTTAAGACCGAATAATACTGTTTCGCCATAAAAATTCCTTGTTCGGATTAACGGGGATAAACGCTGATAATTTCGCCTGCGTTTTGTCCAATAAAAAAATTCAGTGCGCCTACAGGTGAAACCGCAATCGCAAGGCTGGTTAAATGCCGCGACACCGGTTTCACATCATTAATCAATCGCACCAACTCGTTATAGGTTTGTTCGTTCAAGCCGGTTTCCGACACTTCAATGGTGAGGCTAAATGTGCCTGCCACGCCTTGCGGTTGGGTTTGAAACCACTCTTTTAATTCCGTTAAAAAGCCAAACGGCTCAATAATCCGCTTGAGCGCAACAATCGTTCCTTTTTGCCGATGGCTGGCGAACGCCGCTTTAATTGCCATTCTTTTTTGCGCTTCGCTCCAACGTTCCTCCCAGTAATCGACCGATAACGCCCACGCCAAAAAAGGCAACAACGCTTCAGGGCATTTGTCCGCATTCCACAAATCGCTATAATCAAAATTAACTGCCTCGGCAGCCGCACATATTTCAGCAGCTTGTCGCGCTAAACGGCTTGCTCCCGGCGGCAACAATGCCTGTTTGTTATTCATCAACAACCACCTCTAAATGCACCGCTTCGCAATAACCGGCTTGGTCGTGCGCCAATACGATATTTTCACTTGGCGCCAACACTTCAACACGCTGCACACCTTCAACGTGCAACACGGCGTGTAATGCAGAAATATTAATATCAATGCCCAATCTGGCTTTTCGTCCGACAAAATCGAGCAAGCGTTTTTCTGCCAACTGTTTAATCGGCTGCTGTTCCGGGCCACGTCGACAATAAAGTTTTGCGCTCACTTGATAACGATGTATTTGTGCCGATTGCACCGTCACCCGATCGGCAACCGGTCGCACATTATCATCATTTAATGCCTGTTTAACCTTTTCAATCAAACTGCTGTCCGCTTGACCGTCATTTGCCACCGACAACACCGACACCGTCACACAACAAGGCTGCGGACTGAACACATCCACATCTGCCACGCGCCCATCACAACTCAAGGCGTGATAACGATAGCCGGACTTCGCACCGGCAGTGCTGATACTGTCAAAAGCCAATTGCACCCGGTAACGCAACGCTTCATCGCTTTCTAAAATTTCCGCAATCGGCGGCTCAACACTGTTGTCCGCCTGCTGCACCACCAGACGAGCCACATTGTAATTGACAGCAACTGCATCCAGATCCGCACCGGCGGCGTGTGCCAGCGACACCGACAGCGCGCCGTTGTTAATACGCTGTCTAAGCAATAATTCACGGTAGGCGTTTTCTTGCAATAACATCACCACCGGCTCGCTTTCCAATGCCAATCGAGTTTGCCACACCGCTTTTTGTGCTTCATCTTCAATTAAATTCAAAAATGCCGCCTTTCTCGCATTAAAAATCGCTTCAAAATTTAACGGCTCAATAAAATCCGGCTGCGGAATTTTTGATAAATCAACTAACTCCGACATTTAAACCTCTCTTAATACCAATGATGCAACCAGCGACTGTTGCGTGCCTTTCAACACCGCCCACAACTCTGCCACCACTTTGTTTTGCTCCACCCTCACCATAAAACGCTCAATATCAATACGTGGCTCCCATCGTCGCAGCGCACTGACACAAACCGCCGACAGCTGCAACAACAACGCCTGATTAACCGGCTTATCTATCAACTGATAAAGATAACTGCCGTAATCTCGCCGCTGCAATCTGGTGCCGATAGCAGCGATAACAATATCTCGTACTGACTGGCGAATATGCTCAACTTCGTCAATGATCATTGCGCCGTTGCGCTTTCCCTGTTGTGCCGCCGCTATCACCCGGATGCGTATGTTTCTGCAACGAAATACCGCCGGCGACCACATCGCTGCCGCTAGTGACACCGCCTTGAATATCCACATTTCCCTTAATCGAGGCATTACCGCCGCCGCTTTTGCCTGTCATTGATAAATTACCGCCAATCAGCACGTTTTGCGCCACTTCCAAATCCTGCGTACATTTCACCACCGGCGTTTCCAGCGTCACACTGGTGCTTGCGCTGATTTTTGCGGTGGCAACACCGCTCACCGTTAAAGCGTGTGTTTTTTGGTTGTAAACAACACTCGCACCATCAGCGAACACGATCACGTGTTCATCAGGGCTTACGCTGGGCGTATCAAAAGCCAAGCTATAGACGCCGGCGAGCAACGTTGCCGTCGTTAAGTCACCGCCTTCCGCCAAAATCAAACATTGTTCACCCACCGTCACCGGTGACCAACTTCTGGTTGTTCCGGCGCGAAAAGTCAAAAACGGCAACCAATCCGTTAAAATATTGCCTGATTTTGCTCTGGCACGTCGTTTAGTACAATCCACTTCGGCAATCACGCCATAGCGGATCAGGTTTTCAATTCTGTGGTTATTTTCTGCGGACATAAAGCGCTCCATTACAGCTTAATGAATAGCGTCATTGTTAGAAAATTTAGCTGGAGAAGGTAGCAGTTTGCGATGTGGATTTGAGGATAACAAAAAAGCAAGCGTGGCTTGCTTTTTGATGATAATTAAATTGCTCTTAACGTATCAATAATTTGTGGTTGTTGCTCAATGATGTTCAGCAATTTTAACGCCGGACCATTCGGCACACGACGAGAAGTTTCCCAAGATTGCACTAATGCAGTACTTACGCCTAATAAATCCGCAAATTCATTTTGCTTTAAATGCGTGTTGGCGCGGATTTTTTTCACATCAGGAATGCGGAATGTGGTTACAGTATGAGGAGCAGATTGCATTTCACCTTTTTCAATAGCAACCATTTGTTCAGCACTTTTAACTAAACGATCAAATAATTTTTTATCCATTTTTAATCTCCTTTTAATTGATCAACAATTGCTTTTAAAATCGCTTTTTCTGCGGCATTCATATTATCTTTTTCACTCTTTGGATACATCATCAATAAATATAACTTTCCTTTAGCTGTGAGCGAGTAATAGATAATTCTTACACCGCCACTTTTACCTTTATTGTTACCTGATAATTTCCACCTGATCTTTTGGCAACCACCGGTATGCTGAATAAAATCACCTAAATGAAAGTTATCTAACATATAGGCTTGAAATGCCTGATATTCCTCGTCAGAAAGCAAGGCTTTTCTATCTTCTTCAAAAATCGGCGTTTCGATAAAGGTAATAAATTTATCTGTATTCATATTTATCTCCTATGAATATATCGTAATTTGTACCCTGTACAATGTCAAGCGAGAAATAAAAGGGCTTTCGCCCTTAACCTCTGCCGACTAAACGGCTGCGTGCTCTTGCCTGCTGTTGTTGCTGCACCTTCTCAAGTTCTTGCCGCACTGCTTTAGCGATAGCATTAGCATCACCGCCCTGTGCATTGATATTAATGGATACCGTCATCGGTGCCGCTTGCGCAGTCTGCTGCGTTGGTTGCACTGTCGCAATCGTCGGTTGCCACACTGCTTGCCAACCCTGCCGCTATCATTCCGGCTTTTGCTGTTTTTGCACTGTGCAAGCTGGATAAAAAACCTACGCCCAATCGTGACGTTGCCGCTTTGCTAAACACAAACTCGCCACGGTGTACAATGCCGGCAGGATCATATTTACCGCCGTTGCCGGTGTAGCCGCCGGTGGCGCGTCCCGGTAAATCAGACGAGGCGATTTGTTGCTTTAACACATCTCGTCCTGCCGTATCCATTAATATATTGGCGCCACCGTGGAATTGTCGCACACCTTTTTGTAGCTCTTCTTGTTTCGCTTCTGTATTTTCATTGATAGACGGCATATTATCAATAACCCACTTAATGCTATTCATCAACCATTGCAACGGTTTTGTTACCAAATCAATTCCTTTAGCAAGCCATTCGCCAAATTTTTTACCTGCTGCCGCTGCGCTATCCAAATCTTTCGATGTACTCTGCACCGGTGAAAGTAAATCAGTAAACCATTTCACCGCTTTTTCAACCCAACCGACCACAACACCAAAGAGATCGCCTAATGGCTTGAATTTTTCAATCACAGGAGCAAGCCCTGATTTTAAGCCTTCCCAAAATCCGCCAAAAAATGCCCGCACTTTTTCCCAATTGCGGTAAATGACAACACCAGCACCAACCAATGCAGCAACGAGTAATCCGATTGGAGAAAGCAAAAAGCTAATGGCTGAAACAATAGGGGCTAATAGAAAACTTAGTGGAGCAAATGCGAACTTAAATAAATTTTTTACTGAATTTATCCAGAATGAGAGTTTTTTTACTTTTCCACCTAATAATTTAAAATTTAATATTATGGCGATTATGTGAGTTTTTATTCCTGTTGAAATATTTTTAAAATGTAGCGGTACACTAATTTTGCAG